GCCTAGAGTTATGACTAATATGAAACAAGATCAGAACAAAGTAAAAGAACAAGAGCTTATTACGGAGATAAAGGAGAGGGTATCTAAACTTACGATATACAGGATTGATACTGGTAGGGAATATATACACCTAGGGCATCTAAATAGAATACTTAGCGAGTTGTGGGAGCGAGAGTGACATCTTGCATTTACATAACAATATGCTAGAATCGGGCCAATCCCTATGAGCGCAAAACCAACCGCCAAACAAGCAAAAGCGATGCAGTTAATCAGAGAGGGCGAGAGGCCCACGATCGCCATGCGTAAGGCTGGCTACACCCCAAAAACAGCGGAGGCACCAAGTCAGAATCTTCTAAGGTCGGCTGCGGTGGGCAGTATTATCGAGCAGTACCAGGCCGAATACCTCCAGGTAGGCATCACGCCCCAGTACATGGCGAAGAAAACGGCCGAGTGGCTGGACGCGGTGAAGATCTCCTCCTCCCTCACCGAGCCCGATCGCATCGTCCCCGACTACCAAACCCAACTCAAGGCCGCCGAACTGGTCCGCAAGGACTGGGGCATGGGGCAGCAAGAAGGAACACCGTTTGTGCAAGGCGAGATGAGTATCACGTTCCGCCCTGCCGCAACCGATGGTAGTAACACTGCATGAAAAACAACTCGAAGTTGCCAACGATAGACATCGATTCCGCGTCATCTGCGCCGGGCGTAGGTGGGGGAAATCAGTCCTCGCCCAGCTCATCGTCCTCCAGTGGGCGACGCAGCAAGCCGGTACCTACTGGATCGTCAACCCGACGTATCGCCAAGGCAAGTCCATCCACTGGCGCGGCCTCCAGCAAATCATCCCTAGGGAATGGATCCTCAAGAAAAATGAGGTGGAGCTTAGTATCACCCTCAGGAACGGCTCGGTCATTGAACTCAAAGGAGCTGAAAATCCTGACGCACTCAGGGGTGTTAAGCTCAGGGGCCTCGTCATCGACGAGATTGCGAGTATTAGAAATTGGGACTGGCTCTGGTCCGAGGTACTCAGACAAACCCTCACCGACTACGAAGCCCCGGCGCTCTTCATCTCTACGCCGAAAGGCTATAACCACTTCCATCAACTCTTCCAGCAAGGACAAGGGCTGGATAACAAAGGAGGAGTTTATCAAGACCTGGGACAGGCAAACGGCGTTTCTGACTACAAATCTTGGCGCTTCACCAGCTACGACAACCCCTACATCCCCACCTCAGAAATCGACAAAGCCAAAGAAGAGCTCACCGAAGACACCTTCTACCAAGAGTACATGGCCGACTTCCGCAAGTTTACGGGGTTGGTTTACAAGGACTTTGACCGGCAAGTCCACGTCATCGAACCTTTTGACATCCCCGATTCCTGGAGCATTTATCGTGGCTTGGACTTCGGATCTACTAATCCTACAGCATGCCTCTGGGTTGCAGTTGGCCCTGACGAAAACTGGTATATCGCTCGTGAACATTACGCAACAGGACAAACAATTGACTTCCACGCGGGGATCATCAACGCAGACCCTTTATCTTCACCCGGGCGATGCGTGGCTACTTACGGAGACCCATCCGGGGCTCAGTGGATCTCCGAGTTCGCCGAACGAGGCATCTACATCACCCCGGCGAACAAAGAAGTCGGCCAGGCCTTCAACACCTGGGTCACCTTCGGCATCGACAAGGTCAGCCAGAAACTCAAGGTCACACCGGGCCATAGCGTCCCTACCATCAACTCCACATCGCCCATGGGAATGCCGTCATTGTTTATCTTTAGTACGTGCATCAACACAATCCGCGAGTTCGAGACCTACCGTTGGAAAGAGAAAGCGGTCACCCAGGCCCAGGACCTCAACCAGCCCGACGTCGTCGAGAAGGCCAACGACCATGCGCTCGACGCTCTTCGGTACTTTGCAGTTTCTTACAAGAAAAGGGAACCAGTTGTTCTTCCGCCACCCTGGCAACCCTCCGACAATGTGATCGGTATCTAAACTATGACACCAGAAGAAATCATCGACGAGCTCACGCTCACCAAGCCCTATCTCCTGATCGAGCTGGTCAAGCGCGGTAAGCCCTATCTCAACGCCATCGAAGAGCGCTGCCAAGCGCTCCAGCACGGCACCATCGACCTCACGATCACCGTCAGGGCCGGCGAGGTGATGAAGATGGAGCTGAAGGAGGCCAAGACCTGGCTCGCCCCCAAGTCCCCCATTGACGCCAAGTCCCAGGGTTGATAGAAAAGAGCCATAGTCTACACGTAAGACAATTACGCAGGGCACGCCGCAAGTCGTGTCCTTTTTATATGGCAACGAAAGCAGCCCCAAAATACAGCAAGACCCACGACGACGAAGAGCTCGCCCGCGAGATCGACGGCCAATTCACCCTCGCGAAGCGCTACCTGGACACCATCCACCAGCGTATGAACGAGCAGGAAGAAATGTATCGAAGCTACATCGACAAGAACAACTACCCCCACGGCGCGCGAGTCTTCGATCCCCGCATCTTCCGCATCATCGAGACCGTCACGCCCCGCATGGTCGCCAACGAGCCCACCGGCAGCTTCTATCCGGTCGAGGATGGCGATGTGGCAACGGCCCAGATCCTCAACGCCCTGATCAAATACGACTGGCGACGCGCCGACATGTTTCCCAAGCTGGTGATGTTCGTGAAATCGATGCTGATCTTCGGCACCGCCTTCGGCCGCACCTACTGGGACTTCCAGGAGCGCGAGCGCACCCGCATGGTCCCCACCGATGTCAACGGCAAGATGGTCTGGAGCCCGGAGAACAAGGAGAAAGTCGTCGTCACCGAGTTCGATGGCCCCAACTTCGAGGTCCTCAATATCTACGACTGTTTCCCCGATCCCAACGCCACCTCGATCCACAACATGCGCTGGTTCATCTATCGCACCTTCAAGACGCTCGACGAGCTGAAGCGCGAGGATGAGACCCGGGGGGGCAACTACTACAAGAACCTGGACGAATTAGAGCGCCAATTAGACGAGAAGAAGCAGGGTAATAGCGGCAACTCCCACCCCGAGAACCTGCAATACCGCGAGCACCGCCGCCTGATGCTCTCGACCGAGGAGTACCACGGCCAGGACGAATCGAACCCCGAGATCGTGGTCCTGAAACGCTTCACGCGCGATGGCTGGTGCGACTATCTCCCCGAGTACAACCTGATCATCAGGGAGATCGACAACCCCTACTTCCACGGAGAATTGCCCCTCATCCACGCCGTCGATTACCCGTATCCGGGTGAACTCTACGGCATGGGCGAGATCGAGCCCGTAGACCGCCTGCAGCGCGCCATCAACGCCGTACTCAATCAGCGCCTCGACAACGTGCAACTGACGCTCAGGACGATGTGGAAGGTCCAGAAGGGCAAGAACGTCGATCTCCACACCCTCGTCTCCGCCCCCGGCAACATCATCACCACCGACGACATGGATGCCGTGGAGCCGGTGCAGGTGCCCGACGTGACCGGGCCGACCTTCGTGCAGACCATGACCTATTTGACCAGCGCCATGCAGAACGGCTCGGGGGTCACCGACTACACCGTCGGCGTGGGGACCAATCAGACCGTGGGCAACGACACCGCCACCGGCACCAGGCTCATCCAACAAGAGGCCAACGCCCAGTTCAAGCTGAAGATCCAGCTCTTCACCCACATGGTCATCCAGCGCACCGCCAACCAGTGGAAAGACCTCCGGATCCAGTACACCACCGAGGAGCAGAAGCTCCGCATCATCGGCAAGGATCAGGTCGACTTCATGCGCGACAACACCCAACTCTCGCAGACGGATCTTCAGGGCAACCCGATCGCGCCCGGCGAGCTGGACGTGCAATCGAAGATGAATATCTCTTCCGACGGTACTTTCGCCTTCCTGACGCTCTATCCCGAGGATATCCAACCCTCGATCGTGGGCGACTACGACTTCATCGCCACCGTGGCGGCCGACCAACTCAGCGATCCGTTCGCGATGCAACAGAACTTCCTCGCCGCGCTCAACCAGGTGAAAGACCCGGCGTGGCAGCAAGGCCTGATGGCGCAACAGAAGATGCTCAACTACTCGGGACTCACCATGAAGATCTTCGATAAGCTCAACGCGGGCCTGGAAGAGAAGGACATCCTCTCCGAGCCGCCAGCCCCACCACAAGTCGATCCGATGACGGGGCAACCGATCGATCCGAACCAGCCGATGGGAGAGGACCAAATCGCCCAGATGCTCGCGCCGATGCAAAACCCGCTACAGAACCCGCTGGAAGGAGGTGTGCCCGATGGACAAGCAGTTGCAGGACAAGATCAACCAGTCGCGTAACGAGCAACTGGAGCGTGCCGGGGCCTACGAGGAGCTGATCCGCGTCGCCGGCTTCAAGCACTTGAAAGCCGACTTTGCTAATCAGGTGCAGGCGCTCGCGACCGAGATGATGACGACCGACGGACCCCTCTCTGAGGGCTTTGAGAGCCGCAGGCAGCAGCTCATCGGCGTGAAACGACTCTTAGGCCGTATCCAGAGCGATCTGGACGCCCTGGAGGCCTACAGGAAGGAGCAGGATGGGAAACCTACCGGACCTACCGAGCAGTAAGGACGAGGAGTTCTGGTTGGAGTCGCAGAAGACGCTCAACACGGCCAGGCCGATCGGTCTCTGCAAGGAGCATCGCTTCCTCGGGCACGCTGACGGCACGGCGACCTGCGAGCAATGCCCGTTTGGGGTGTTACTCGGGGGCAAACGGGTATTAGACGGGAAAATCATCGACTTGCGCGACCAGGCGAGGGGATAGGCATCGATCCCTTCACCCGGTCCCACAAGGACCACGTTCATGGATCGCAACCATGCTCATGTAATTAGATGGGATGTTCTTGGTTCCATTCTGAACCACGCGAAAGGAGGTGAGAAACATATGGACTCACTAAAAGATTTGGCTGCCGCCCTCGAAGGTCACCAAGTGACCGACGAAGAAGGGCAAATAACGGGTGAAGGACAAACACCCGCTGAGGAACCAGCCGCTCAGGAAATGGAAACCACCGAGAAAGAGACCGCACCGGCAGAGAAGCCAGCCGTCGAGGAGCAACCGGCCGCCCAGGCAGAGGAGCAAGACGACGAGAACCAACTCGCGGAGGACGACTCGGGAAAAAGGTATGTCCCGGAGAAACGATTCAAAGAGGTCTACGGCAAGGCCAAGAACCTAGAACGGGAGCTTGAGTTATTACGACAGCAAGCCCAGGTAGCTGCGCCGACGCAGCAGAGGAATAAGCCAGCCGCGACGGTCGATAAGACCGAATCCTTAGAAATCGAGTTTCTCAGGCAGGCATTGCCCCAGTTCAACCCGGAGAGCGAGAGCTATTCCAGGGATTTAGACGAGATGGGGGCGCTGATCTACGCCGCAAGGCCGGGGATCACCCGCCTAGAGGCCGCGAGACAAGCGATCGCGAAAGCGAAAGCCATCGTCGAGCCGGTCATCCGCTCGCAAACTGAGGCACGGAAGGTAAAAGCCCTCCAATCCGACCAGGGTATCACGAACCGCGTGGCCAACCGGCAAGCGACGCAAGTCGACCCGGAGACCATGACCGATCAGGAACTGGAACGGTACCTGAGAGAGAACGGGGCGTGGTAAGCAATACCGACCGAGAGGAGGTGAAATAATGTATGGCAAATATCAACACAGCAGCAACAACGACAACAACTATCTCGACAGCGATCAAAAACCGCTACTACGATAAGTTGTTCCTCCGCATCGCGGAATCAAAGCTGGTCCACAAACAACTCGGACAACTTAATCGAAAAGTTGAAAAAGGTGAGGGTGGATACGGCACCGGCGTCGTCTACTGGACAAAATGGAGTAATCTCCCACTCGTATCAGCAGGACAAGGGGAAGGCGTGCCAACTACGGCCGTCTCCATGACCGCCACTAACGTGACGGGATCAACCGCGCAATACGATGCGGCTGTCTCTATTTCCGACCTCGCAGCATACACCTCCTTCGGAGATGTGATGAAAGCGGCTATGGAACGACTCGCGTACAACGCGGGGCTTTCTATCGACACGGTCGTGAGAAACGTGGTCTCCACAGGTATGACGATCCAAAACGCTACCGGCCTAGCCGCAGCGAACTGGACAGGGGTACCAGCTACAGCGGTACTTAGTATCGGCGAGATCCGTAAAGGCGCTCGAACTCTTATGCGCAACGACGCACAAGAACCAGAGGGCGGATTCGTGGCCGTTATCCATCCGGATACGTCCTACGACATCATGGGAGACACGACAACAGGAGGTTGGATCGACGCGAACAAATACACTTCAGATAACCAGAAACTCCTCAACGGGGAAATCGGGAAACTCTACGGTGTACGGTTCCTACAAACATCCAACGCCTATGTCAGAGGGACTGGCGTGGCTACCTCAGGGTCAGTCTACGTCACCTCAATGTTCGCGAAAGATGCGTTTGGTGTGACCGATCTACAAAACCTGCAAACCTTCGTCAAAGACTTTGGTTCAGGAGGCGTGGCGGATCCGACAAACAAAATCTCAACCGCGGGTTGGAAAACAACCTTCGGCGCGAATGTGCTCAACACAGCATTTGGTGTAAATATACATCATGCGGTGAGCTCAACTGCTTAACCAGTGGGTCAAGCAAGCGAAGAGCCCCTCGGACGCGAGGGGTTTTTTCGTGGTCTTGACTTTACTTTATGTAATGTGCTATTTTGCGGGAGACTACCCGCCTTTATGCAAAAGCATTTCAAGATGGTCGAGATCCGACCAGGTCATTACCGCAGCGTACCCCTCACCGACCCCCGCCCGGAGGTCATCCTCCCCAACAAACCCGGCATCCCTTTCACCGTCACCACCCCGCCCTGGGCCGCCTACGAGGCCGCCGTCCACAACCAGGATGCGACCCCCGAGCAGCAGCGCACCGCCACCGACCAGTTCATCGCCGAGCGCGAGAAGTGGACGAGCTCCAGCACGAAATATCGCAAATGGGAAGAGCAGCGCAAAGGGGAATGGGCGAAGCACAAGCCGGCCTGGCGTAAGAAGATGGCCGAGAAGGGGGTCGTCTGAAAGTCTCCGTCATCATCACCACCCACCCGGGCAGGGAAGAGCTTTGCAAGAGGGCGATCGAGAGCGTCGTCGCACAAACCTATCAAGACTGGGAGTTGATCGTCGTCCACGATGGTAAAAAAGAAGGTGTTCAGATAGCCGCTGTCTTTCCCGGAGACTTCAATCCTGACCGCTTCCGATACTTCGAGATCGACCGTTTTCATTGTGATACCAAGCCAAAGAACCACGGCATCCTACAAGCGAAAGGCGAGTATATCGCCTTCTTGGATTCAGACAATGTCTGGCGACCGGACCACCTCGCCGTACTTGTTCCGGAGTTGGAAAAGAGTCCGGAGGTTGTCCTGGTCTACGGCGACCGGATGCGCTACGTGGACGATAAACTCGCCGGGATCGGCAGCTTCCACGACTTCGACCCTTTCCTCCTCGCCAGCAAGAACTACATCGACACCTCAGACGTGCTGATCAGGAAAAGCGTGCTCATGGAAGTGGGCGGCTTCGACGAGCGCTACAAGAAGTATGTCGACTGGAACCTCTGGCTCAGGCTGGTGAAGGCCGGGTACAACTTCAAGCGTATCCCCGTCATCCTCACCGACTACTACCTGAGCAAAGACTCGAAATCGCTGCAACCGCTTGACGAGCTCGCGCCGCTCACCCCCGCCTGGGATCCGATGGAGTTGGAGATCAGATTGCCCTATCTCGGGCCTGTGAAGCCCGCCAGGGTGGCGATCTTCTCCTTGACGATGAATCGGCTGGAGTACACCAAGAAGTGTTTCGAGAGCCTCTACAAGACCGCAGGATACGAGTTCGACCACTTCATCATCGACAACGGGAGCAAGGACGGCACAGCAGAGTGGATTAAGCAGAACCAGGTTGGATTCTTCCTCGGTGAGAACGAGGAGAACCATGGCATATCTAAAGCGAGCAATCAGGCATTAGAGACTATCTTCAATCACGGCTCTTACGACATCATCGTCAAGGTCGATAACGACTGCCTCTTCCAGACCGACGGCTGGCTCAAGCAGATGGTCGCCATCTGGGAGAAGAACCACCGCATCGCCCTCAGCCCCTATGTGAATGGTTTACGCGATAACCCTGGGGGTGCCCCACGCCTCCACTACGGCCAGCTCGACAACACCCTCCTCGGCTTAACGAATCACCTCGGCGGGATCTGCGTCTTCGCCGACGCCAGGGCTTACAAGGATTGGCGCTGGGATGAGGGCGACTTCCTCCACGGCAACCAGGACCTCGAGTTCTCCCAGCACCTCAAGCAGGTCGGCTTCCAGCTCGGTTACCTAGAATCACACTTCGTCGAACACTACGAGGGCACCGAGGGCCAGGAAAAGAGATACCCCGAATATTTCAAGAGGCGAAGGGAGGTCGAGAAGCGTACACGCTATGAAGAAAACAGCTAATACGACAAATATCAACACGCGCACCTACTGGAACGGGATCTACGGCTCGCCGAAGCTGCGCGAGCAGTACGCCGTCCAGGGGACCGACCACGCCCACGCCCCGAAATCCGACACGGTGATCGGGAAGACCAGGCGCTTCGAGACGGCGCTCGGCTACGTCAAGAAGGGCGATAAGGTGCTCGACATCGGCTGCGGCGTCGGCGTCTTCACCACCCTGGTCAAGGACACCCATCCCGATTGCGAGGTATGGGGCACCGATATCTCCGACCGGGCCATCGCCGACAACGGCGTCGAGCGACCGGACATCAAGTATCTGAATCTCCACATCGGCGCGCAGGGCATCCTGCCCAGGGACTATTTCGACGTCGTCTTCTCCGGCGAGACCCTGGAGCACCTGGATGATCCCAACGACCTTTTCAAGGACGCGCGCATGGTGCTGAGGCCGGGCGGTAGCTTCGTCATGACCACCCCCAATGAGGACAATATCCGCAGCCCCGAGCACACCTGGTATTTTGGCCACGAGGACATTATCAAACTCTATCAGGACAATGGCTTCACGCCCCCCGACTTCGTGTACCTCCCCGATCTCGAGCACTTGATGGTGATCTTCGCCGTCGGAAAGAAGCTATGAAAACCGTATCACTGGATATTCACGATCTGAGCATCATCCGCAACCGCTGGGATTTACTGCTGCGCCTCAAGGAGCACTACCCCGACTTTAAGCTCTCGGCGTTCTACATCCCCTTCGACCACGAATACGAGCTGTCCTCGATGCGCATCAACCGCGAGCGCGAGCTGGCGCGACTGAAGGAGCATCTCGACTGGATCCAACTCATCCCCCACGGCATCACCCACGCCCCCAGAGAGTTCGAGACCGCCGACAAGTGGACGATGAAAATGGCCCTCCAGGGCATCGACGAGGAGATGCAAAAACAGGGCCTTCCTTACGAGAAAGGCTTCTGCGCGCCCTACTGGCTCTGGAGCCAGGGCGTGGTCGACGCCTTAGACGAGGCGGGGTGGTGGGGCGCGGTCGACAGGAACCAGCCGAAGATGCTCAGGACGAGACGCTACTACGAGTACTCCCACGACATCGCCGAGCCCTTCTGGCTCTCCTCAAACCCGGTCCTCAAGCTCCACGGCCACATGACGCTCCCCTCGGCCAATAATCTGGAGGATTGCTTCCTCAACCTGACGAAACTCCCCGCAGACACGAAATGGGTCTATGTCACCGATTTTATCGAGGAGGCGAAAGCATGACATTTAAAGCGCGCCTACTCGGCTACCAGATCAAGATCAACGGCAAGAGCTGGGACGCGGCGACATCGCTGCGCAACCCGGAGACAGATGAAATCATGAGTGTCGAGTGGCGGAAAGCCTGGCTCCGAAAAGAGCTCGAGGCCCGCATCGAGCAGTATTTCAAGGAGGAGGGAGAGGGAAATGCTTAATATTAAGGGTTACTATTCCATATTTTATTATCGTAAGGGGCAAGTCGAGTTAATGAAAATCCTCTACGGTAGGAAGCAGGGACAGAACCATTCTTTCTCCCGTCGCTTAAGTGCTCTTAGAAGATTGATGGAGGGGGAGGGATATGAATTATTCCGTGTCACTACCATCCCGGCAGACCCGGCAAAATATTACCTTGATGAAATCGATTAACCCTGTCCCATGAAAATAGCAATGTTCCCACCGCCAGGGGGCTCAGCATACTGGCGAATGTATGACCCGGCAAAATACCTCAACCGACTCGGCCACGAGGCGCGGGTGATCCGCACCGGCATCACCGATGAGGTGGCGACCTGGGCGGATATCTATGTCCTCAAGGGGACCGTAGACCGCGAGGGGATCGCCCTGCTCTACGCCCATCAGCAGGAGTTCGGGAAGAAGATCGTGGTCGATCTCGACGACGCGCTCGACGTGGCCGACGACAACCCCTACAAGGTCGCGCACGACCTCACCAACGCCCCCGAGGTGGTCAGGCGCACGATGGAGATCGCCGATCTGGTCACCGTCACGAATCGCCACCTGGAGATCGCCTCCCGCAAGTACACCGATCACACCGCCATCCTCCCCAACGCGATGGATTTGGAGCGCTGGATGCGCCCCTATCAGCCCAACACGTCGGACACCATCCGCATCGGCTGGGCCGGTTCGATCACCCACTACGACGACCTCCAGATCCTCGTCGAGCCGCTGAAGCGCCTCTGCGCGAAATATCCGCAGGTGCGCATCATCACCGTCGGCGACCCGCGCCTGGCCGACATATTCAAGGGCTGCCCCATCGAGGCCCAGCTCGGGGTGGGGTTCGACATCTGGCCGGAGAAGCTCGCCAGCCTCAGGCTCGATATCGGCATGGCCCCGCTCAGGGACACCCCCTTCAACCGGGCCAAATCGAACATCAAGTTCCAGGAGTACGCCATCAACCGCATCCCCGGCGTCTATTCTCCGACGGTCTACAACTTCCGGGGCTTCGACGGCGCGTTCGGCATGATCGCCGAGAACGCCAACCAGTGGGAGCGGGCGCTGGAGAACCTGATCCTCAGCCCCATCTTGCGCAACGACATCGCCAGCCAGGCCCACTCGCTCGCCCTCGCCAAGCACGATCTGCGGCACGAGATCGCCAAATGGGAGCGCGCCTACAAATCCCTCTTGTTGTCCTGATTGACACGAACCGACAAAGAACCTACTATCAAGGAAATTGCCGCTCGTGCAGCAAACACGCAGGCTCCTTTGATGGGAGTCTGTTTGCGTATTATGGCCACACTTTCGAGTTCAACAGTCAGCGATATCCTCCAACTCATCTCCGACCTGCGCGGCGAGAGCGCGGTCAATACCGACGCCTTGCGCATCAGGGCCGTCTCCAATGCTGAGCGCGACTTCGCCCGCCGCAACTTCTGGCGCGTCCACCTCATCCGCAACGCCACCACCACCGGTGACGGCACCGGCGACTACACCATCGGCTCGTCAACCTACCCCATGCGCGAGAAGGGCCTCTCCGAGGTTTACATCGGCGGCCAGACCGAGGACAAGCGCGTCGCCATCGTCGATTACATGCAGTACCAGAACCTGATCAACAACAACGCGGCGGCCAAGATCGCCTACGAGTGGTACGACCAGGCCACCGACGCCTGGAAGATGCACATCAACCCGGTCGTGGCGGTCGCCGACACCATCTACTACTCCTACTTCTTCCAACCGCCAATCCGCACGGCCACCAGCGACGCGGTGATCTGCCCGAATATCCGGGTGATCGCCCTCTTGGCGATGGCCGACATCTACCACGGCGAGGAGGAGCTCCAGAAGGAGCAGCTCGCCAAACAGGAGGCGGAGCAACTGATCGAGGAACTGATCGGGATGGAGCAGTCCCCCGCCCACAACCAACTCTATGCCATGACCGCGATCGAGAATAGCATCACGCCTCGCGGCTTTGGCAGCTATTAACGTATGGGCAGAAGATTCGTCACCAATTTCAAGGAAGAGCCGACCCTCACCTCCCGCATGGAGAAGTGGATTCGTGGCCTCAACCTGCTCGTCAGTAACACCCAGATCCGCCCGGACGAACTCAGCGAGGCGCAGGATATCCAGCTCGTGGAGGACGGCAAGGTCCAGTGTCCCCGCGACGGCCAGGCCTACTTCGGCTCGGAGTCGGGCTCTCGCGTCACCGGCCTCTTCCCGTTCTACAAGTCGGACGGCACCAGGAAACTCCTCCGCATGTCGGGTACCACCCTCCAGGAGTACGACGGGGCGGACTGGGATAACGTCAGCGGCTTCACCTACACCACCACCCTCAACACCGAGGGCGTGATGGCCTACGACCGCCTCTACCTCTGCAACGGCACGGATGCCCTGACCTACTACGACGGCTCTTCGATCACCAGCTTCACGGCGATCTCCGCCCCGTCAGCGCCCACCGCCACCAGGACCGGCTCATCCGGCTCCTACACCTTCAGCTACAAGATCACCGCCGTCACCGCCGTGGGCGAGACCACCGGCTCCACCGCCGGATCGACCACGCTCAACCAGTCGGTGCTGGACACCTCCAACTACATGACCGTCACCTGGTCCACGGTCACCAACGCCATCGGCTACAACGTTTACGGCCGCAAGGATGGCGACTGGCGCTTTATCACCTACGTCGAGGGCAACAGCTCCACCACCTATGTCGACAAGGGCACCGTCACCCCGTCCACGACCTTCACCCCACCCGAAGGCAACTCGACCGGGGGGCAGAAGGGGAAATATGTCGCGCTCTATAAGGACTCGCTCTTCCTCGCCGGCGATCCCGCCAACCCCTCACGGCTCTACTATTCGGGCGGCGGGGACAAGGTCCACGACTTCACCGTCGGCTCGGGCGGCGGCTTCATCGACATCTCCAAGAACGACGGCCAGGTGATCACCGGCCTGATCGTGTTCAAGAACTCGCTGATCGTCTTCAAGGAGGACTCGATCTACCAGTTCTCCTTCACGACCGACGGCCTGCCCCAGGTCGTCCTGGTGAATCCTTCGGTGGGCGCCATCGCTCCCAGGAGCATCATCGGGGTGGAGAACGATGTGTTTTTCATGAGTCGTCGGGGCGTCTTCACCATCGGCAACGAAGCCGGCTTCGCCTTCGACGTGCTCAGGACCAACGAGCTCTCCTCGCGCGTGCGCTCGGTCGTCAGCACCATCGACCCGGCCTACGTCCAGAACGTCTCGGCGATCTACGTCTCCGACTCCACCAAAAACCTGGCGATCTTCGCCTACACGCCGTCAGGCAGCGCCACCAATAGCAAGGCGCTGGTCTACGACCGTGAGCGGCTCGGTTGGGTTAAGTGGAGTAATATCCAGGCGAATTGCTGGACCACCTACCGGGGCACCGACGGCGTGACCCATTTCCTCTACGGGGACGACGCCTCGGGCTACGTCAAGGAGATACTATCCGGCTCGACCGATTTCGGCTCCTCCATCCGGGGCTACTACCGCATCAAAGCCGAACACTTCAAGGAGCTCGACCGCTACAAGAAGCTCAAGGATGTCAACGTCGTGCTCAGACGGCCCTCGGGGACGATCCGCCTGAACATCATCAAGGATGGGGTGGACACCGTCTACACCTCCAACATCGGCACCATCTCCCCCACGGTCAACTTCGGGCACTACACCTTCACCGACTTCCTCTTCGGCGAATCGACCGGTTCCGGTGTCTCCAGCCAGGACGAGAACGTGCTCAGGACGATCCGCAACGTCAACCTGGAGGGCCGCAGCTTCATGCTGGAGTTCGACAACCAGGGCGCGACGGCCAACTTCACGCTCCTTCTCGCCTCGATGACCGCCAAGGCGCGATCGATCAGGTACCGGAAGAGCGGCGAGGTCGTGGGCAGCGATCCGTCGTCGTCGTCGGGGACCGACCAGGTGGAGGACCTATTACTCGAATAATATGGCAGGACGAAAGATATCATCATTAACAGAACTGACCTCGCTCGCCTCAGGCGACCTCCTCCCGATCGTGGATGTCTCCGACACCACCGGGGGCACGTCCGGGACCACCAAGAAGGTGACTAAAGCGACGCTGGACGCTGTCTATGCTCCCCTGGCTAAGGGCGTGACCAACGGCGACTCGCACGACCATGCGGGCGGCGACGGGGCGCAGATCGACCACACGGGACTCTCCAACATCGGCAGTAATACCCATGCCCAGATTGACACCCACATCGCTGGCGTCGGGTCGTCGGTCCACGGGCTCGGCTCCATGTCCACCCAGTCGGCCGGCAACGTCACGATCGCCGGGGGTGCGATCACCGGCATCACCGACCTCGCCGTCGCGGACGGCGGCACCGGGGCCTCGAACGCCTCGGGCGCGCGGACGAACCTGGGCCTGGTGATCGGCACCGACGTGCAAGCACAGGACGCCGGACTCCAGCAGATCGCCGATTTAGCCGATCCGAACGCCGACCGGATCCTCTTCTGGGACGACTCGGCCGGGGCCTACACCTATCTCACCGCCGGGAGCGGACTCACCCTCACCGGCACGACCCTCACCGCCGCGTCCGTCGGTGGCGATCCGGTCGACTGGGGCGACATCACCGGCACACTGGCTTCCCAGACCGACCTCCAGGCGGCGCTCGACGCGAAGGTCGCGGTGTCGGGCTCAGACCTGACGGGGAACCTTGGCCTTACCGCGACCGATGCCAGCGGGGGCAGCCCCAACATCACCTCCCCCAGCCTCCTCCTCACCGGCACCTACTGGAATGGCTCAAGCTCGGAGGACCGCACGGCGTTCATCAAAACACTGGTCAGCAATACGGGGGCCTACGAACTCCAGCTAGGCAGCGAGGGCGAGACGGTCATACAACTCTTCGGCGACGACTATGAGGGGAACGGCTACGTCTCGATCGGCGAGGAGTCCCCCGTCAGCACCGCCCGCCTCAAGATCACCAGTTACAACGCCGCCATCGCCGCGCTGAAGGTAACGTCGGGACTCACGCAACTGGTCGACCTCCAGATCACCGAAACCTTCTATCACGATGCGGAGACCGACAACGGCAATAGCTCGACCGCCGACACGATCGATTGGGGCGTGGGGAATGTGCAAAAGACGACGCTGAACGGTGATTGTACCTACACCTTCACCGCACCCCCCGGACCCTGCAACCTGACGCTGCGCATCATCCACAGCGGGACAAACAGGAATCCATCCTGGCCGGGGACGGTGAAATGGGCGGGCGGCGCGGAGCCCACCTGGTCGACCACCGACGGGGCTATCGACATCGCGCGGTTCTACTTCGACGGCACCAATTATTACGGGGAGGGGGCGATAGGCTTCGCCTAAACGAATCATGAGCGACACCGTTTTCCGATCCAGTGCCCCACCACCCCCTGTGACGCCGCAGGAGCCTACAATCGAGGCCCCGAAGAATGAAATAGGGAGTAATGTCGATTTGGGCATGGAAGAGCCCGTAGAGGGGCAGGGGGCCGAAGAGGCGGTACTCCTCGCCCTCGGCGTCGAGGATCCGATCGGCATCCCGCCCGAAGATCGCGCCCACCTCGCAGACGCGACCGAGTACATCCTGGAGCTGGTGCGCCAGCGCGGGGCGACCCCGACCGAATCGACGATCAAGCGCGTGCTCGATAGTCTCAAGGAGGGCTTCGACCTCGATCCGCAGGCCGAACCGGGGGTGGTCCTCGAGCGCCTGGGGGGCCTGGTACAGGCGTGGAAGGGCCTGGCCTTCATGAAAGA